TTGCTCTATCCCATAATTGTTTATTGATATGAGCTTTGTTTTTTCTTCCTCTAGTTGCCATTATTTATCCTTTTCCATTTCTTTTCTTAAATCGAAAGAATCATTACCCTTTATCATGTCAAATACACTAGGTCTGTCTTTTGCTCTACCAAATCTTTCCATTCTTTCTTTTGCAACTTGCTCTATTTGCATTTCAATTTTTTTATCAAAATCTTCTCTGCTTTGAAACGCTTCTGCTTCCTTGTTTTTTTGTTGCATGACTCTAAAGTCTTTAACTTCACCCATTGTTTTTTCACCTAGTATACCATCTTCTTTAAGAGGAGGACTAGAACTACCCATATCAAATTTAAATTGATTCATTACTTGTTGCATTTTTAAAATATTTTTAGGAGTAGGATTATTATTAACTGTATTAATTAATTCATCAAGATAAAAAGGATTAGATGGCGTCTGTATTGATTGTTGTTCCATTATTTTCTCCTTGATGTTCTTTGTGAATTTTTAATTGCTTTATCAGTAGGAGCACCTTTTTCACCTTTTTTTCTCATTCTTTCACCAGAACCACCTTTAATTCTTTTTCTTTTGGCATGTATATTTTCCCACAGACCTTTGCGTTTTTTAACTTTTCTTGGCATTATGCAACTACCCAGCTTTTTGCTTTTCTTTTTGGCTTATACCAATCTTTTTGTTTCTCATTTTTCTTCATATTAGGTGGAAATGCGTGCAATTGTGCGTAATAAAGGGTCTCAATTGTATCATCATGCGCCATTTTAGGCCCAAAAGTAATGATTTCGTTAGTTAAATCAAACATATTTTCCTTTAAAAAGACATTTCCTGTACTAAATCTACCGCTTAAACCACTATATATTCTATTTCTTTTATTTTGTCCGCCAGGTTTTTCTGGAATTACTCCAATATTGTATTTGTTTTCTAATCTACGTCTTTCGTTTAACGCTTGAAATATAGACCTATTCATAGCAACGTCTTCTACAGTACTAGATATACAATGATATTTTTCATGCAAATCCATTATATAATCTACTACACCTTTTCTACCTATTATACTTCCTTTATTATCCCTAGAACCAACAGTAGGTATACTTCTATGTCTTTCGTATTCTAATACATATAAATTATTATTAGGGTCTATTGCTATTACCATAATAACAGAAAAGTCAGATGTTTTTGTATCTATGTCTGTAGCAGGGTCGCATCCAACAAATGTATTACATGGTAATTTATCACCATCTACATTTATAAAATTAATACCATTGTCGTGTTCGTAGTAACCTTCCCAATGTTTTACGTGTTTTCTATTCCAAACTGAATCTTCCTCAGATTGGACTTCCATCATATATTCTTGATAAAACTTTTGAGACTGACCACTATCTAAATAGAACTTTTTCTTTTCTTCCAGTTTTTCTTTAGGGAAGAACGATGGCCATAATGACGTGCCATCAGAGAGTATCGCTTTGTACGTGATGACTCTCCAAGAAAATGATTCATTACTTTTTGTAGCTTTTTCATAATTGTTAATAAGGTTGTTAATAAAGGAATCATAATGTACGGGAGTGCCATTAACGCGCAACCTACCAGTATGAGGCTCAAGCGCGGGATATACAACAGCAGTGACCAGATTAGCGTTTTTAGCCCTAGCGTCTGGTGTGATTGTGTTCGCTTCGTGTTCAAAGTCATCTAATATAATTAAATCATATCGCTTATGAAGTTTGGCTCCTCCTCGTATACCAGCCACATTACTTTTAGATATAAGCTTACAACCATTTTTTAACTCTATGTCTTCTTCTGTCCATTTCTTTCCTTTGAGACTACCAAAATAATACCGAATGCTGTCGTTAAATTCAAGATGATGTTTAATATAGTCCATATTACCTACAGAAAGTTTTTGTGTAGCAGATACCCATGCATAAAAATGCATATCATCTTTTGGGGAAAAAACAAAGTCTTTTATAATAGATGCTTTAGTTAATACAGTTTTACCATGACCTCTAGGTAAGATAATACCTAATTGTTTTATACTATCATCATCTATAGCATCTGCCATCTCATAATGAAAAGGAGGTGTTTCACTTCTAAGAAAGTCATCAGGAAGAAATAATTTACCAAATGCAATTAAGTCATTATGTGCAAGTCGTAATTGTTCTTCAGCTTGACTTATGTTCTTCTTGTTTATGTTTGCCATTTTCTTCTGATTTTTTATCTAAAAACTTACGAAACTTTTTTTGGTCTTTATTCATTTCGATATAACAATCTAATACTGCTTCATAATTCTGCAATCTTTGTATTGTGTTATTTAATACATATTCAAGCATCTTTATTTTACCAATCATTTGCTCTCTTTTTAATCCTCTTTTAGTGCCCTTCATTTTATTTCCTCTATTTTAAATTCTTTTATTAACTTATCTTCATCTGCATTTTTTGTAAACTCTACTATAGAATCCACAAAACCTTGTATGTAAGATTTTGCTTCTATAGTTGTATCAAATGAACGCATTAACGCATCTGTTTTATCTTTCTTTGCTTCTTTCCAAAGCACTAAATATTTACCACCAAACATTATTTACCCTGTCCTTTATATCTTTTAACGTATCTTTTTTTACTACCCTTATGACTAAACTTAGTATTTCTTCCCATTCCTTGCGAAGTTTTTTTACCACGACCACTTGGTTTGTAATCATCCATAATTACTCTAGCCATTATATTGTTTTCCTCTAAATATAGATTTGCCTTCATAAATACCAATAGTATCTATTTGAAAGTCTTCATCTGTGTACTCAACAATACCTACACCTTGTTGCCAATTGTATCTAGTACCTCCGCCTGGAACAACTCCATCTATTCTACAAAGAGTTCCACAAGATATTGCTTGATATATTTTAGGATTACCATGTGTCCATACTGTTTTATGTGCCATTTCTAATCTATGTACATGCCCTTGAATTATACTAATTCTTGGAGAGTCTAATAACTTCATTACACTTTGACCACTCTTAGGCCCGACTTTATTACCATGTATACAAACTAAATTATCATTTATATAAAACTCACCATGAGGATAATTACCTACATACTCTACATCTAATTTATCTAAACCTAATAAATAAGGTACTGATATTACAGGAGCAGACTTAGGTTCATTAGCAGGTTTTATACCATACGCTTGAATTGTATTTTGCACAATACTATCAATCATTCTTTTTTCGTGATTACCTTCTATATATACCATATCTTTACAATAAGGTCGTAACTCTGTAATCCAAGATGCAACGTAATCTAAACTAGGTTGTGTAGTAAAATAAAACTCAGGAGAACGTACAAAATGTGTAGACCAATCAGGTAAATCAAGCATATCTCCTAACATTATTACTCTATCTGGTTTTATGTCTTTAATAATTTCAGTAGCAATTGAGATTGCCCTTAAATCATGAAGTGGTGTTAATTCACCAGTATTTAAATCTCTTTTATATCCACATTGTGAATCTGGCAAGATTACATCTACTTTTAACTTTCTATTTGGTATTTTTACATTAAATTTTAATGGTGATACTGTTGCACCTTGCACTGCTGGAAATTCACATTTAATAGGTACTATTCTAACTAGACTAGCATTTGCTTGATAGTTAGTATGTGTATTCCAAACTATTTTACCATCTATTTCTTCTTTAGCAGATACATCCCATTGATTAACTTTAAAGTTAGTTACTTTCCACTCGTCTTGAGATATTTCGAATTTTTTTAATAAACTATCTAAAGTAGGAGCTTTACCAGATACGACATTATCTGTTATGTATGTGTAATTAAGTTCTTCTGTAAAACTACTAGTATTGACATTACTTAATGGCTCATCACCTCTTGTGTCTGACCATTCTCTGTAGCATTCATTACATTTGTACCGTTGCAAATCATTACGTTTACCATTTTTTTTGTATTTATTAGAACCACATTTAGGACACATCATTTAAATCTCCTTTAATTTCTTGTAACTCTGGTCGCTCTGCTTTTTCTATTTGCTCAGGCGAAAACCCTTGAAACATTCCTATGATACCCATTTCTTTAGATTTTACAGTAGTACCAGATGTACCTATTATTTTAGCTAATTCTTTTGTGGATTGCAATACAATACCATCATCAGAACTACTATCTGCTAAACATTTTAATTTATTAAGTATATACTCATGGTCTAATCCCATACCTTTTGCTACATCTAATACAGATTTTTCTACTTCTTGCATAACTCGCTCCTGCTTTAATAATAATGTTGCTTTTTGCCTAGACTTTAATTCGTCATCGTTGTTGAACGCATCCATATACGCTTTTACAGGCCCCATACCTACAGCAACATTTGTGGCAAAAATTTTCTCTTTGTTGGTTATTCCTTTTCTATCTTTTACTGATTTTGGATTTTTACCAGAAAACGTATATCTATTAGGATGTTTACTAAAGTCTGTATCCATTAATACACCTTTGGTCTTAAGAAACGTACCTACAACAGTTCGTACATATCCACTAGCATACTTGTAGTTTTTTCTATCGTTAGGATGTTTTATCTCATTAACAACTTTTAATAATTGCACTATTTTACCATCATCACTCCATACCCATTCTCCTTCGTTTGCTTGTCTCCAACTTTTTGACGGAGTTTTTTCTGGGTGGTCGTTATAAAACTCTGATATATGGTCGTATATATAGTGTTTTTTATTTCTTATCTTGCGATATTCCATTGTCTCCTTTTGAATGAGAATATGCCTGCTTATATAGTTGTTCGATTAGATTGTTTACTGCTTCTGGTATATAGTATATATTGCTATCTATTTCTATAGGACATATATATTTATTTGAAAGTTGTGATAATATTTTTTCTTGTTCTTCTCTACTAAGGTAAGAGAGTTCTACCATGCCAAAAGCCATCAGTATAATAATACGACTGAGGTAGCGCTCGCTTTAGTTATAGATATTCGATACGTATGACCTTGTAGTAGATAAAATTGTATTGTTTCTCCACCTACATCTAAATTAACATTAGCTGATGAGCCTTTCATATGTATTGCTCTTGATGGGTCTTGTACGTTTGTGGTAGCCGTTACAGCTTTGACATATGGTGCAACACTTTCTTGTGAAGTAAAGTCCATTAGTCCTTTTATTGCTTTGGGCATTTAAATACTCCATTTCATGATAAGCAATCTAAATATGTTCTATTATTAAAAAAAAGGATTTTCTCGCCCTACTTGTTATACATGTAATACATTTAAAAACCATATAAATAAGTAATATTAACCGCCCCATTTTATAAGAAGTAAAACTCTAAAGTCAAGTACTTTATGCAATTTGACCAAGTTATTTGGAAGAAAAATTGAAGGATTTTGATATACACTCTTATTACACTATATACCCCCTATGCGGGGGATTTGCATTTAGCAATTTTAGTTAAATTTGATATTTTGAAATTTATATAATAATAATTAATTAATTAATAAACCCTATAAATAAGGAGAAGTTATGGAAGTAACTATGGAATACCTAAAGAAGAAGCGTGACATAGCTGTGCATGAATACACAGAAGCAGTCAAGAGCGCACCAACATGGAAGACAGCTAAGTATAGTAAGATGCTAGGTCGTAAACCAAAGACCGATGCAGACATGACTAGTGAATTAATATCATACATTCAGAGTCTTAATATGATATCACAAGCATACTTCGAGAAAGACGTGTGGTCATTCGAAAAACAAGTGACAGAGTTGCCTGGAGGTGCAGTAGATTAAGTATTAGGGGTTTAATTACCCCTTTTACAACCTTTTATTACTTATGTTGTATCTATATAGCACATGTATATATATATCGTTTTTAGGTATAACTTGGTCATAAACATATATAACA